GGTAAGCTATCGAATGCAGTCGGATATCAATATGACAAGGGCAAACAATCCGTCCGTGTCGGGTGGTTATCAAATTCGGCTAAACGGTTAGGTGAACGTATCGAGGAAGGATACACCAAGCAGATTACGGAGCCTATGCGTAAGAAGTTATTTGCTGCAGGTGTACCGTTACCGAAGGGAAAATCGATGTTCAAAATTCAGCCGCGTCATACTTATGGTCCTATGAAAGCCGCGCTACAGCCTAAATTAAAACCTTATATTGAGGGTAAGATAGGCGACTACGCTATTTATGGTCCGGCTGCGCAATCCGCGTCGCGACGGAACTATAAGGTAAGGTGATATTAAATGTTACAACAAACAATCCCCATGTCACGTATAGTGAACCGATGGGCGGAAGCCTTATCGACAGATGAAGGATTAAATAAATTTTGTAATGACAAATACGGAAAGCCGGCGCAACTGTATGTCGGTTATGACGATGTTGACGCCCCGCTTGAAGATGACTGCCCTTGCATCATATTACTGCCAAGTAGTAAACAAGAAGGATTTAACAACGAATATCACTATTCGTTGATGATTGTCTGGGGTATTGTACATCAAGGTGCAATTCGCGATAAGAATATCATTCGATATGATGGGGCCCTTGAATCAGATAATTTAGGGCAGCTAATTATCGAGTGCATCTGCAGGGTCAACACGGCGTTCCCAGTTATCGATATAGATTATGAATTGGATAGCATGAACTGGCGTCCTGTATTTACTGGGCGCCTGACAGCTACTATTACCATCCCGCATGTAATCGGCGGGAATATTGAATATTAAAGGAGGAAATGCATATGGCAACAGCAAAACGTGCACAGGGTTCTCAGTCCCATGTGGCGATTGCGTTTGAGGCGGATTTTGGTACAACGCCATCCACTGGTGGTGTAATCACGCCAATCATTTCTAGCTCCGTGAAAGCTAGTCAAAATTTAAACGATTCCACCGTAATACGTGGCGATCGTAATCCTGCAGCGCCATTCCGTGGCAACATTGACACGTCCGGTAGTTTGGTCGTGCCTGTTGGTGTAGTCGACATCGGCTACTGGCTAAAAGCTGCATTTGGTCAACCGACTTCTAATACAACGGGCCAAGCGCCAAATAAGAAGTCTGAGCATGTGTTTAAAATCGGAAATACAATGCCGTCGTTAACTATTGAACAGGGCTATCCTGATGTTAATGTGTTCCAACAATTCGCGGGTGCGCGAGTTAGTAAATTAGGCTTTAAATTCGGCGGGGATGCTGAATTAACTGCATCCGTTGATGTGATGGGCTGTAAGGAAACATTAGCGGCCACTACATTTGATGCTGCGGCTAAGGCTGTAAACTTCTTACCATTCCAAAATCTTAACGCGACTATCAAAGAGGGCGGCGTTACTGTGGCCAATATTCTAAGTTGCGATATCAATTTTGATTTTGGTTTGGATGGCGATTCTTACGCCATCGGCGGTAAAGGCTTTAGAACATACATTGACCCAGGCATTGTGTCAATTTCCGGGACGATTAAGGCGTTCTTCCAAAATAAGGACCTCTTGAATAAAGCGGTTAATGGTACGGAATCCAGTTTGGAATTACGACTTGAACAAGACGACTGGTCGCTTACATTCAAGTTGCCTGAACTTGTATATGAACGACAATCTCCTGGCATCGACGGTCCGCGTGGCGTCAATATTGAATTACCATTTAAGGCGTACTATCGCGCAGATGCTGGCAAATCCGCATCCATCATTACTTTAGTTAATAATCAAGAACAATACTAGGAGGTGCCCTTATGGCATTTGAAGATATCAAAGTAAGAGGCTTAACATTCGCTGAACGTGGTGAATTAATTAAATCTGGTTTAGACCCATTGTATACCCCAGTTCCGGAGGAAGCACCGGACACAGAACGTCTATTGCGTTCTCGTGAGCTTGCACAATGGATTATGCAGCATATCTACGGCTTAACTGAAGATGAAATAAATGCAGCACCTGACAATGATCTTATGGAAATTGCGCTTGATACCATGCGGTTTACTCACGAAAAAAAGGCTGAAATCGAAAAAAACTAATTGATGCAATACTTTGGCTTAACTCCGATAAGCCAAAGTATTGCTCTGATTGTATCAAGATGCAGCGTGAGACCAAACAGCATTTTGACTGTTCGGAGTGTGAGTTTAATTCCCCGCATCAATTAGACGGAACGCGACAAGCAATGCGAGTATACAATGCAAGCCGGATGCAGCGACGTTGGCATCCTGGCGGCATTGCTGGATTCGATATGCCTGCGGTGTTAGAAGTGGCGAGGGCTTACGGCATCGAGCCATTACCGCACCTTATCGATTTACTCGTATTATTAGAAGCCAAAGAATTGGAGGTGGCGCATAAGAATGGCCAATAATTTAATTGATATTGTCGTTCAGCTGACCGATAAGAATACGGAAGCAGGACTCAAGAAAATTACTGCAAGTGCCGAAGGCGCCAAATCCGCTCTTGGCAAAATGAAGAATGACCTCATGGCGATAGGTGCCGGTGTTGGTGTTGTAGGCATCGGTGCCAAATTAGCCAAAGAAGCTATTCAATGGGATGTAGCCGTTAAGAAATTATCCGGTATCACTGGTGCTACGGCAAAAGAAACCAGTGAACTATTAGCAGTAGCTAATTACATGGGTATTGCTATGGAAGATAGCGCTGGTGCATTTGCTAAGTTTTCAAAAAACGTCGGAGCGGCCAAGGAAAAAATGGAAGTCGCTCGGGCAGAGGGAAAACTCGGTACCGATATATTCAGTAAATTAGGCTACACGCTTGAACAGATTCAAGGTAAGAATACCGTTGAAGTGTTTAAGATGATACAGGAACGCCTAAGGGGCATGAAAGATGGCGCTGAAAAGACTCGTGTCGAAATGGAACTCTTTGGACGTACCGGGTATCAAATGCACGCCATGCTTAACATGTCCGCTGAGCAGATGGACAAAGTGGCTGAACGTGCCAAAGCAATGGGGCTTATCATCGATGATGATACCGCATCTAAGTCCGCAAAGCTAAATCGGGAATTAAAAGATTTAGAAAATACAGGGGAAAGGCTTGCAGTATCTATCGGCCATGAGTTAGTTCCTGTTTTTAATGACTACGCAAAAGGCGTATTGGATGTAGCTAAGGAATTCGAGTCGATGACCGCCGAGCAGAAGGAAGCTATCGGAGGTATTGTCAAATTCGGTGCAGAAGCTGGGGCAGTAATCATAGTCATGAGGTCGCTAACTAGCGCACTCGGATTTATGCGACTGGCCACACTTGCTGCAGCAGGTCCTTGGGTAACATTAGCTACGGTAATCGGACTTGCTGGGAAAGCATTACTCGATTTTCGCTACAATGAAAAAACATCTGGATCTTATATGGGCGTAGATGTTGATGGGAAGCGTATTCACAAGAATACGAACTCAACAACAGGCCTGTCTGATAAGTTTAGGGAATCACACGATACTCGATATTGGATTGAGGATAGTGCGTGGCTGGGTCTTGTAAAAGATGACCGTCTAGCTACTAAAGAGGAAGGCGCTAGAATCGATGCGGCATTAAAGCAAAAAGAAGAGGCGGATGCTGCGAAAGCGAAACTCGATGAAGAACTTGCAAAAGCGAAAGAGGACCTTGCTAATGGCGGATTAACGAATACCGATGCTATTAATAAGGCGAATGAAGAGGCAGCTAAAGCGGCCAAAGCCCAAGAGCAGGCAGCTAAGAAAGCCCAACAAGCGGCTGAAAAGTTGACGAGTGCAGTGGAACGCATGGCCGATTTATATCGGTCACTTACTTTACAAAGCCTACAAATTGACGGCAGTCAATACGAAATTGATAAGCTAACTGCTAAGAACCAGTTTGAGTCAAACGAAAAAAATATTCGTGATATTATTCGCTCTGTTTCAGGCGTGAATAGTGGTGCTATAGGACAAGCCGCAGGTGTACTAGACGCAGCTAATGAGCAATTAGGCAAGGCATACAAGCTAGGAGCAGATGGTACCTGGGCAACAGATTGCGGAAAGCTATTCTCTGATGCGGTTAAGCAGTCACTAGGGGCAGACGTACCCCGTCGAGTCGATAAGCTATGGCAAGCGGCTGCTGCTGTAGGGGCTTGGCACCCAGAAGGTGACGGATACATTCCTAAAGCCGGCGATGGTGTGGTTGTACTTGGTGATGAACACATTGTTATTAGTGACGGGAACGGAGGCTATACTGGTGCTAATACAAATGGAGTGGTCGCTAAGCCATCTGTTACCGCAGATTTCGGTGCTATCACTGGATATATTGACACAGCTAAGTATGCAGGTGCTGCATCAAGCGCCACTGCTGATTCAGCAGGTAGCGCAGAGAATGCTAAGAAGCTTGCTGAGTCAAATCTAACCGCTCAAGTTAGAGCTAAGAATGAAGAGTTGTATCAAAAGCGATTAGCTGAAGCACAACGAAATCAGACTATCCGTGTTCGCAAGATGAACGAGGATATTAAGAAACTCGATCTTGAACGCACAGGCGACCGTTTGCAATTACTTAAAGCTGAAGCCGAAGCACAAAAGGCGCAGATTGATGATAACGTCCGTGAGTACACAAAGGCAGTAGGGGATAAGGAACTCGCTGAGAAGAAAGCTCAAGCAGAACGCCTAAAATTGGCTTCTGATACTGAGCAGAAAATCAGAGAGTTAGCATATACTCAAACGAGTGAAACCGTTGACCACTTAACCAATATGGTTACTCTTGGTCGCTTATCTCGCAGTGATGCAGATGCTTTACTTGCTGAAGAGTTAAAAGCTTATATTGATTATGCACGTAGTGAAGTCAATGAGGCCAAGTTAACAGCTACACAAAGACTGCAGATTGAAAAGAACCTGTTAGAGTCTCAGCAAAAGCTGTGGGAACTTGCAGGCCGCAGTCTTAAAACAAGCTTGCAGGAAGCTGCTCGGCAGTATAAGCAAGAGACTACCAATTATGCTGATTTAGCGAAATCTACTTTTGATAGTACGATGAGTTCTATTAATTCCGCATGGACAAATAATCTCGAGGCTATGGCAACAAGAACGAAATCATTTAGTAAAGGCATTAAGGACATATTTAAAGATATGACAAACGCCATTATTAAGATGATGATTCAGTTGACTTTCCAACAATACATCATGCCTAAGTTGCAAGGATTATTTGGTGGTGCAGTAAGTGGTATTGGCTCACTAGGTGCTGCAAAAGGGACATCGTCCTTTGCCGGTGGTAGTTCGTTTAGTTCTGCATTTACAGGCAATCGATTTGCTGCCGGAGGAAAAACGAATCCAGGGCTTATGCTGGTTGGTGAAAACGGACCGGAACTATTGCAGTCCTCCGGATCACACCGCATTTATACGGCAAGTGAAACTCGTAGATTAATGGGTGGCGGAGCTACAAGCAACAACGTAGTTGTTAATATCGTTAATCAGTCTGGCCAAGAACTTGAAAGTAAGCAACAGAACTCTCGGTTCGATGGTGAGAATTATGTTATCGATGTAGTAGTTCGTGCTATGGAATCGAACAAAGGAGGTATGCGTGACGCCATCAAGGCATCCGCAGTATAACTATGGCAGTATTTCCAGATATTCGATGGCCGATATATCCAATTCAGGAGACTACTCCAGATATTTCGTATAAAGGCCAAGTTGAAAATATGACGCTAATCACCAGGAAGAAGACGACAAAGACTCGGCGAACGTACTCCGTAGGGTACAAGTTGCCAACTACAGAGTACCAACGATTGCGCGCATTCTTCGACGATGTCAACTGTTCGGGTGTATTCGACTGGGTACATCCAGAAACACGGGAAACACTAAAAGTGCGATTTGCTGATCAGTTAGACTTTGCGGCGAATGACTACGGAGTGTGGATGGGAACCGTGAAATTACAGGAGGTATAACATGTTACCGCTCTCAACGGCATCGATTTTAGAGAAAAACCAAATATCGGCCACAGGTGTGTGGTTAATGCTGTTAGAAATATCCTATAAAGGGGATACGATTCGTTTGGTATACAATACGGAGAATATCCAATTTCAAGGCAATACCTATATCGCATTTCCATTTACCATTCAAGATGTTACAGAGAATGCGACGGATTTACCTAATATCAAGTTATCCGTGTCTAACGTGACTCGTACAATTCAGCGTATGGCAGAGTCTAATAATGGATTCACTGGAGCCAATGCCATCATTCGTGTAGTGAATACAAACATACCTGATGTGTGCGAGCAAGAGGAGCATTTCGTAATTACGGGAACTCATGCAAACGCAGAATGGATGGAGTTTACACTGGGTACTGACTTTAGCTTTACTCGACGATTCCCATTAATTCGTGTGATGAAGGATTTCTGTCCGTTCAAATTTAAAGGGGTTCAATGTGGATATAAAGGGCGCGAAACTCAATGCAATAAAACCCTAGCGCGATGTCGTGAATTGGGGAACAGTACACGATTTGGCGGAGAACCTACTATCCCGCAAGGAGGACTGTATGCATCCAATAAGTGACTTGACTGATATGATAGGCACTCCATTCTCGGAAATGAAATGCTGGGATGTAGTTGTTGAGGTATATCGGCGTAGTGGAATACCACTACCCGAATATACCCAAATCCAAATGGATGAATGGCGCGAGGTTCGTGAGCCAATGCCAGGGAGTGTTTTGGTGTTTGCTCTATATGGTAAAAATCTCGATCATGTAGGGGTTTATCTTGGCGAAGGTAAATTTATACACGCTACTGAACACAGCGGCACCTGTATAGAGCACATATCAAAGTACGTGCCTCGATTGAAGCACATTTATGAAAGGAAGGAGTAGCAGATGGTTAACGTAATTATTGTAAATAATCCGTTCAAGCCAGAGCAACGGGATACAAAATATTTGCCATTTAAACAGGGCAAGTCTATCAGCTATTACTTCAGCGTACCTGGTGAATGGGCGTACTCAATAAATGGACATGAGGCGGCACCGGATACAGTTGTAAACGATGAAGACTACATTGTAGTAATGCCCCGAGTTGAGGGTAAGTTCTTTGGTGTTCTTCTATCGATAGGGATGGCTGCATTTACCGGTGGTATCGCTTCGGGTGCTATCTTTGGTATCAAAAGCTTAATTTGGCGGTCAATAATTGCTATGGCGGTAGGGATGATAGGTAATGTTATCATTTCAAAGTTAACTGCTCCTAAGGTTGACCGTTCGAATTCCGAACAGTCAAATACATATGGCTGGGGAGGTACCGAAACTGTTACTGGGCAGGGCTACCCTTTAGCCGTGACGTATGGCCGGATGAAAAGCGCTGGGTTATTATTATCCCGCCATGTAATTAGTGATGGCGAAAAGCAATACCTTAACCTTTTATACTGTGCGGGTGAGGGCGAATTATCAAATATAGAAGATATTCGTATTAACGCTAACCCAATCAGTAATTATAAGGATGTGCAGGTGGATATCAGAAAGGGCACAAATGACCAAACAGTTATCCCAAATTTCAATGATAACTTTGCGGATCAATCCCTAAACTATGAATTGACTGAATCATGGAATACGCAACAGGTACAAGGCGATGCGTGTGACGCGATAGAGTTAACTGTTGGATTCCCAAACGGATTATATTATTCAAATGATAGCGGCGGCGCTGACCGTACGTCTGTCACGTTGAAAGCAGAAATTCGTAAGGTGGGTGATGAGTCCTGGCAGGCATTACCTTTAGCAAATCAAAAGGGCATGGCCGGTCATATTAAGCGTCGTGAAGCATGGAACTTTATTAAGTCAGATAATAGCGTGACAAATACAGCTGATTACGCAGGACGAATTGAAGAGGCGACAAATAATGCGTTTTATCGCGTATTTCGCTTTGACAATCTCGAAAAGGCGCGTTATGAAATCCGCATGCGCTGCAGTGCGAAAGATGGGAAAAGCTTGCGCCATGTCAATAAGGTCTACTGGGTGCAGCTAACCCAAATTATTTATGATGATTTTGTGCATCCGGGGAAAGCCCTCATTGGAATTAAGGCTTTGGCTACATCCCAGCTAAGCGGCACCGATCCAAAAGTGACATGGATTCAAGAGCGCTCAGAGGTGTATGTATTCAATCCGTACATCAATAAGTACGAAGCTCAACCAGCGGATAATCCGGCATGGGCTGCATATGATTTAATTCACATCTGCCGTAAGATTGGCGGTGAATATATTGTATTTGGACAGCCCCATATGCGCCTTGACTATAACGCATTTAAGGCATGGGCAGATAAGTGCAAAACAAATGGGTTTACATTCAACTATATATACGACACCGCTATGCGATTATGGGATGCGTTAAAGTATCCAGAAGCAGTAGGTCGAGGGAAAGTAATTCCTGTAGGAACCAGGTTCACATGTGTTAGTGATTATCAATCTACACCAGTACAGTTGTTTACTGTAGCCAATATCAAACACGGCAGCTTTACTGAAGAGTTTCAAGGTGTGGAGGCTAGGGCTAACTCTGTTGAAATATCGTTCCTTAACAAGGATAAGGATTATGAGCGAGACGTCATTCCAGTATATGGTGACACTTACGACGAGTCGGACACACTAACAAATCCGGCACAAGTTGAACTCATGGGGTGTACTAGTCTTGAGCAGGCCTATAAACACGGTAAGCATTTCTTGCGATGCAATAAATATGAAATACGTACCGTGACGATAGAGGCGTTTACGGATGCCATAGCGTGCACGGTAGGAGATATTATTCTAATTCAGCACGACATACCTGAATGGGGTGAGGGCGGTCGTGTGGTTGCGGTAAGTGGACAGACGATTACACTCGACAAGGAAGTGTCGGTACAACCAGGGAAGAATTATCAGTTGCTGATTCGTAGCAACGCTACGGATATCGTATCTACGTTTAACGTAGTAAATGTATCAGGTCTCAATGTGATTGTTAAAGAGTCTATACCAGTGCAGCCTGATGCGGTATACGCATTCGGAGAGATTTCTAAATCGGCTAAGCCATTTCGTGTATTAGCCATTACGAAAACATTATCGGAAATGACTCGTAAGATCCAATGCATGGAATACTATCCAGAACTCTATGTATCAGATGATGGCACGGTGCCAAATATTGATTATACGAATCACGGTGCATCTGATATTCAATCAGTAGGGTTAGTGAGCGATGTCTATGGTGCTAATGGCATCATGTATTCACGTATAGGTGTAACGTGGCAGTTACCTCGCGATGGAAAAGTCTCAAACGTAGTCGTGAATTACCGAAACGTAAAAAGCGATACGTGGACATATATCGGAAACTACCCAGCATCCACAAATGCTACCACGATATCTGATGTGCTGCTAGGTGCGACCTATGAGGTGCGGGTGCAGGCTATTAATGAGTTAGGACAGTTAACTACTGGCATAACAAAATCTATAGCCATACCTAAGATGCAAACGCCAGAGGATGTTCAGAATTTACACGTTATAAGTCGGTACAATCAAACGGCTGATAAAAGTGTTTACTACGACTTACAAGTGCTATTTGACCCGCCTAGTAATCCTGCCAATTTCGATGTGGCGGAGATTTGGTATCTCTTAAAATCGAAAAGTGGAAAACCTGTAACGGGGCAAGAATGGCAGTATGCTGGCAGTAGTAATAGTCAGGTTATTATCAAATCATTAGGCCCAGGTGAGGAGTATCGAATCAAAGCGATTTCGGTTGACCGCTTTGGTAATAGGGCAGAAACCGCCCAAATGGTTGATGTGATAGTCAAACCGATGGATGCGATACCTGACATGCCTAGTAATTTTGGTATTGCGTTCGGTAGAAATGCCACCGCATCATGGGATGAGGTGCTGAATGCTGACGTCGGCTATTACGAATTACGTACAGATAATAATCCTGGTAAAGATACGAATGCTTTATTGGCAAGAGTTAAAGGTACCTCTGCTGTACTTACCCTATCTAAACGAGCGGATACTGTTTACTTATATGCTCGCAGCACGTTGGGCAAATACTCGACTGCAGCAACATACGAGTATAACGTTCCGCAGTTGGCCGCGCCTGAGCTTGTAGTAAAAAATCAGTTAGGGGGATTTAATCTTTATTTCTCAACTAAGCCAGCACAAGCATACGCAATCAGATGCCATGTGATCGGAGATGAACGTACTGATGATTTTGAAACTACTAGCACCATGCTGACATATTCGAACTCAGCCGGAATATACCGGATACGTTGCTCGTTTGTGGATGTGTTCGGAGATGGACTCGTTAACGAGAAGCAAGTCGTGATTAAGACACAAATTGATGCGAGCTTGCTAGACCTTGAGTCTCTAGGGCTGAATAAAGTTGATGAACGAATTAAGGAACTTGATAAGAAATTCAATAAGAATTCTGAAGAGACCACTAGAAGAATTACGAATTTGGCGTCACATACGGAATCTCGCATTACTGAGTTAGCTGGTAGCATCGATTTACAAGTTAAAAAAAGTATTGGCGAGATTGATGGTGGTGAGTTGGTGTCTCGCATTAACCTCAGTCAGTCCGGTGTATACATTGCGGGGAAATTGATTCACATCACTGGAGCGACTAAGTTCGATGATAACGTCATTGTTAATAAGATGATTCAGGCTAACGCAGTTACTGCCGACAAATTACATGTTGATAATTTAGCGGCGGTATCCGGTACAATCGGGTTACTTCGTTCAAAAGAGACCGGCGCTCGTGTTGAGATTCAGGATAATCTTATTACAGGTTTTGATGATGATAATAACCCTCGGATTAAACTTGGATGCTGGTAGGAGGTATTATGGAACCGCATGTATTAGCTTATGATGCTAACGGCAATATCATACTAAATCTGAAGGAAAGGCTCACACGTATCGAGGGGCGGATGTATGTATCTAACATCCCTAATCGACGTCAACAAATTACCGTGAACGGATTGCAGCCTGGGCAACATGTCTGGGCTGCAGCCATGGGACAGTACTTAGTGGCAGAGGTTAGGGGCAATGTCATAACATATTATTTTGCAGTGTCCCAGGATGAATATAATATCAATCGTCAATTTAAAGATCTTACATATGAAGGGTGGTTGGCGTATGGAGTTTATTAACATCCAGAATAAAGAAGGTGTCACGATTATAAACGATACCTATGACAATCTAGTATATCTTAGTTTCCCTAAACAAAAAGATGCAGTTCTCTACACCGGGGCGATGAGGGGGATAACTCCAACGGTTCAAATCCCACTCAAACCCATAGCTTACACTCCTATGATGGTGCCTACAAGTAAATTCCAGTATGGATATATTGCAGGGGAGGCTAACGTAATCCAGGTCTTTTATGTCACTAATTACGCATATCATGGTGACGCACCTCTTATCGCAGTATCAGTTCCACAAGGATATGAATTCGCAGCTCAGTGGGTCTATAAACGTCGTGAGCGATTAATGGTGCTGGTAGTGGATGTAATTAAGCCTGGCGAAAAGGTAACACAAGCAATGGTTGACGAAGTGAAAGCTGGCATCAAGTTCTACTGCTTCGGTTATTTCGAGGATGTTGCAGCCAATGCAGACACGCCCCGTATTCGATTTGTTGACAAGGTAGGAAGTAGTAAGCCTAATACGGCATTGCAAGTTCTTGGTCGTCACAAATATTATAAAGCGTCTTGGGCAGCAGATTACAATCTACAGAATGATGTGATATATGATAGCCGCATCAGGTACCTACGTGTAATTGATCACTATGCGCACGATTGGTATAACCAGTTATCAAACTACGTTCCGGATACTTTTACAAAGATGGCCCGTGACCCAAAGTCATATGGCGTTAAGGTTGCAATTATACCCATGTCTGTAATCGATGTGTCCGTTTGGGGGCCAAATATCAATAATGGAGATAAAAAGTCACACACGGGGCGAGTGTGGCAAACGTTCAGATTTCACGATGAGAGTACCGTATCGCTGAAATCGTATCAGTTCATTGATTGGAATACAGTCACCACGTATCCTGTAGGTTGCTCGGGTAAGACTACATCTCAGTATTTGGTAGTCGATGTGACCGGGTACGACAAACAAGGTATGATTCCATTCAATTAAGGGAGATGATAAGTAATGAATGTAAAGGATATAGACCTCAATATTGGCGAGGATTTCGGGATAGTTTACGCAGTCCAAGATGACAATGTGGATTTGACTGGATTCAAGTCGGTATTCGCCATACGAAAGCGAGCAAGTGGTCCGCTTGTTATTAAAGTGCAAGGGGTAGCATCTGGGAAGATTGCGACATTCAATATTTCCGGAAAGGATACCCTAGAAATCAAGTCCTTTGGTGAGCATGTGTATGATGCTTTTGCATATAAGGAATCGGAGCCTAGCCGATATTACAAGCTGGGCATGGGGGTAGTCAACATAATTCAGGATGTGGCCATGCATGATTAGAGGAGGAATGTATTATGCAAAACGAAGCGTTACCAGTAAGATTTGAAGGTCCGATTAAAGTAGAGGCGGAAGTAAAAGCAACCATGGTAGGCAATAACGGGAAAAGTGCTTATGAAATTGCTTTAGCACATGGATTCGTAGGAACCGAGGCGGAGTGGTTGGAATCCTTAAAAGTGAAGATGCCTAACTTATCAGGCGTTGTTTCAGCACTTCAAGGTAAGAATATCCTTATTAATAGTGGTACCCTTGAAGCGATATTATCTGCTATTGTCCATGCATTGGCTGAGCAACCTTATGCACCACTTACTTTTAACGAGCCAAGAAAAGGGGATACGGAAGTTCGAGTATCTGGACAAGATGGCTTTAAAGTTCGAGTGCGCGGTGAGGAAGAAGCTGTTGAAATCCAATCTGGGAGTGCAACTATTAAAATTCAGCCTTATGGCGCAGATGATATTTATGTTGAATATCTTAACTTAATTGAGCACGTCGTTGATACTGTTAAAATCAAAGGTCTTGTTGAATTCAATCCCGAGACAGCTACAGAAATTTTGCCTAAGCAATTTTATGGGCGTAGCGATTTGGAAGGTGAACTCACCTGTCCGAACGTTGTTAAAGTTGGTGCATTAGCATTCGTCGGAACCGAGCACAATATTATCAATTTGCCAAAGGCCACTGATATTGACAGGGACGCTTTCGCTAACAGTTCTCTTGCCGTAATCAATATCCCCGCATTTGTATGGGCAGATGATAACCTTGATTTAAAATCTTATGACCTCATTAGAGTTAATAAAATGACTGTTAGCGAGGAATCTCGCCCACCACGAGAAGTCATGATGCAGAAAATTTCATTAGAGGTCTACAATCCAGATCACACCAAGAAATGGAACCTTTACGGTGAAAAATGGGAGAAAGCGGAGGCCTAAATGGACGAAATTAGATTATTGCTAATGGACTTCGGAATTCCACCGTATTTCGCGGACATTGGCTTCTGGGTAACCCTATTAGGGGTTATCTGGGCCGCCCTTCGGGGCTCGTTTCGTGCGATGGTGTGGTTCTTGGAGCATACCTCGCTAGTTGCGGTTAAGCAAGAATTAGATGACCATTTGGCTCGACGAATGGATAAACAACGTAAAGATTATGACGATAAGTTATCTGATGCTATCAACAGTATCGCTGAATTAACAAAAAGTAATCAGGAAATACTAAAGCAGTTGGTCAAGTTGGAAGAACGAGATGCTGCGAAGTTTCACAGGCTCAATAACCTCGAAACCACAGTTCAGAGTCTGAGTACTGAACTGATGCATATCCAAGTTCTAAATAATATGCCCATAGGAAGAAGTATCACGCTTAACACGGACGATATAGGAGGTGACTGATAATGAAATATCAAATCATGAACCGACTAAAATCCGCATATAGTGCTGTTCGTGTTGCTAACATTAGACCTACTGGAGTACTAGCGACACGGATTCTAGTACTTGTTATGCTAATTCCTATTTGGTTAGTCATAACAGAGTATGTTATGGCATTTGCTAGGGGCTATGTATCAAGTGAAACTAATAAGCTGATTGATGTTGGGCTCAATATTATTGACCACATATTTATTCCTAGTGTATTGACAGCCGTAGTAGGCTTCCTAGGACTTTGGTTGGACAGGAACAATAATGGTGTTCCTGATAAATTAGAAGGAGGTAGTAGTAATGACGAAAATATTTATAAATCCAGGTCATGATATTGACCTGGACTCTGGAGCAGTAAATCCTAATACGGGACGTCGTGAATGCGACGTTGCTCGTGATGCGGGTAAGTTATTGGCTTATTATTTACAAACGGCAGGATGTGAAGTTAGAACTTTACAAAATGATGACTTAGGCCTTGTATGTGCTGAGTCCAATGAATGGGGTGCAGATATATTTGTATCACTCCACTGTAACGCATTCAATACGCAGGCACGTGGTACTGAAACATTGTTTAAGTCCTTTAACGGGCAACGCTTAGCGAATGCCATCCAATCACAAATCATCCGTAGTATTAATACGGTTGATCGTGGCGTGAAAGAACGGCAAGATTTATGGGTATTAAACGGCACAGATGCAACAGCCGTATTAGTTGAAATGGCATTCATTGATAATGATGAAGACCTAGCACTACTTAATAATGACCTTGATACTATTGTGCGTGCTATCGCAAGGGGCATTACTGATTATGCAACAGGAGGGGTATAATGTATGACAAAATCAAGATATTATTTAATAACCCTACTTACCGCTATATTATTATCGGTGGTATTGGGTTCATCCTCATCCTTTGCCTCGGATACATCTTCTATCAGCCAAACGGAAGCGACTATCAGCGTGCCCGTGAGTCAGTGGAACGAATTGAAAAGCAACAACGCGAAAGCGTTGAGCTTAATCGAAGCATCCAGCGTTCCATTGACAGAAGCACAGACTATAGCCGTGAAGCAGCGACAAGAATTGAACGAAGCTCACAATACAATCAACAAATTGGAGAACGAATTAATGCAAGCCAAACTTCAATCAATGAAGCAAGAAATTGTCTTGTCCGAAATGCAGAACTCTTTGACAGAGTTGAAAGGGCAAATCGACAACGACAAGAGAACAATCAAACGCTTACGAATGCAACGCAACCTATCTCAAATACTGGGAGCAGGTGCGACAATTGGAGTAGTAATTCATCGATGATTGAGAGGTGATCCATACATCTCCTGAGCATGAGCAGGCGGACTCATGGATTGATAGTAAATGTATAAAAGACCTTACTGGGAATATATCCTGGTAAGGTCTTTTTTTGTGTGTAAAAAATTTAAAAAAAGTACTTGCAAATACATCGAATACGATGTATAATAAAGACAAAGATAAGGGAGTTATTAAAAGGAGTACCTATCATGAGCAAGTATGGCGAATTTTTAAAAAGCGTAAAAGAATCTCAATTGACTAAATTCTTCGGCGAAGTGAAACACACTTCTAACAAATATTTCAAATTCAATCATGTTATTAGCGACGATGAAATCATCATCGTAACTAACAATGTGAAATTTGTTAAAGGTAATCCAGTTCTAGTGATCGATAATAACAAAGTTGTATATCTAAAGGAATGGAACGTTGCAGAAGTTCGCAATTACAACAAGGACTTATACGCATACGCAGTTAAATTGAACCGCAAATACTGGAAGGAATATACTTTCAAAAATGATTTTGATGATATGTGCTTTGAACAAGCCGATACATTTGATAGTTTAAAAGCGGTAGCCGGAATGCAAAATGATACTGAAATCGCATTAGGTTGGGGTAAATAA